CGCCGAGATGCATTCGGAAAGTGCATCAGCTAAAACCATGTACATGTGGCCGCGTATCAACGGCACTGATGTGTCGGGTTCGACAATGGTTAACGTCATTACCGCAAACGATCAGCGTAAGACTGTTTCACGCACTGGTCTATTCCAAGTGGAGAGCGGTGATTACTTGGAAGCTATGTTCGCTGTGGATGACCTTGACCTTGACCTTCATGGGATTGCGGCTACGGCGTTTTGCCCGGCAAGTCCAAGTGTCACACTGGTAATCACTGAGGTGACTGTATGACTTACGGACATAACCTAGCCCAACAACTACCGATGGAAGACATCATGATGCTAGAACTCGATCGCTGTCGTCAGTGGATCGAAAACGCGCTGATGTACTCAGGAGGCACACACGAGTTCATTGATATCGTGAATGGCGTGTTATCAGGTACAATGCAACTGTGGGCCGGTGAGCGTGGATGTGCGGTGACAGAGATCACTGTTTACCCACGCAAAAAGATTTTGCATGTGTTCCTAGCAGGCGGAGATATGGAACAAATCCTTGATTTTCAGGAATCTGCCGCAGAATTTGCTAGAATAAACAAATGCGACAGTATGACCATAGCAGGTAGGCGTGGTTGGACACGAGTTTTAGACAAGCACGACTGGGAAGAGTCGTTCTGTGTAATGAGCAAGGAGTTATAAATGGGCGGCGGCGGCGGAAAAGGCGGAAGCCAAACACAGCAGGTTGAGATTCCAAAGTGGATTGAAGATCCTGCAACGCGAAATCTGGCACGAGCGGAAGAGGCTCAGAAGATCCCTTACATGCCATTTTATGGTGCTGATGTTGCGGCGTTTACCCCAACTCAGACAGCGGCAATGCAGGGCCAGTACGACACTGCGGCGGCATTCGGTTTAGTTCCACAGGGCGGCGATGTAGCGGCAGGTATGCCACAAGCACAACAGTACGCAGGTGGTTTCATGGGCTACTCATCAGCCCCAATGTATGAGCAAGCACTGGCCGAGCTAGAGGCTCGCAACCCAGAAGCCGTTGCTCAGTACAACAAGATGTTTGTGTAGGAGATAACGATGGCAGGCGCACCACAGGGCGGAGGTCAGACCGCAACTCCCAATATCAACCAAGCGGCGGCTCAAGGCATTTACGGCGCAGGAATGGGTACTGCGGCAGGCATGGGGTTCGATCCCGGCACACTAGCCCAGACTGACATCAGCCAGTACCAAAACCCATTCACCGAGCAAGTCATCAAAGCGAACGAAGCAGATATCCTGCGCGGCGCTCAGATGGGCATGAACGAGCTAGGCGCTCAAGCATCTCGTGCAGGCGCTTTCGGTGGTTCGCGGCAGGGTGTCGCAGAAGCAGAGATGGGACGCAACGTGCTTCAGCAGTTAGCCCAGTCATCTGCAGGCTTACGTCAGCAAGGGTTTACCACTGCACAGCAAATGGCACAGCAGGACATCCAGAACCGCATGATGGGTCAGACGGCTCGCACTGGAGCGGCAGGTCAGCTAGCAAACATCGCACAGACTGGTTTTGGTATGGGTCAGCAAGCACTCGCAGGTCTACAGCAGACTGGAGCGCAACAGCAGGCTCTACAGCAGGCGCTTATCGATGCGGCAAAGGGTCAGTACGCAGGTTACGTTGGACAGCCACAGCAGTCGATTGGTTACGTCTCTCAAGCTCTTGGTGCGACACCAGTACCTCAGACTACGACTACATCAAAACAGCCGGGTCTATTCGATTACCTCACACTAGCGTTGGCGTAATACTATGTTGATGGATGCACTAGACAGTTACCTCTCGGCAAAAGATGAAGAATCTAAGTTGAGAAGGCAGATGGCCGCAGGCGGAGATACTGGAGATGTAGCAGGCGCAAACTCGATGAGTGCGGCTGACGCTCAGCGGTTACAAAATCTGCAAGCGACAACTCAGCAAAACTTTTTAGAGCATCTAGGCACAACATTAGGCGCTCGCATGTTAGGTAAGACAGGATTAGATGCATTTGGCGTAGGTCAGGGCAATCAGGCAATGCAGAACGCAATGGCGTATCAGCAATATCAGCGCCCAGAAATGTTAGCCGCAGGATCTACAGACGGCCTGACAGGCGCTCTCAACGTCCCATCATCAGGAGGCGGCGATAAAAGCAACCTCAAGAAGATGATCGACATGTACAAGATGATGCAGGCAGGGTAAGGCATAAGTTATGGCTCAAAATACTTTACAAACATTGCGCCCAAGAGCTTCAGGCATTATGGAAGCCTTAATCCAACGGTTTAATACGCCTGAGCGTGTCATGCAAATCCCGGAAAGGCCAACACCATTAAGACCGCTAACTGAACAAGAGATTGTATTACCTCTTAGACAGCCAGTAATGCCTAATATGAGCGCGATGGCTGATGAAGCAATGGGCCAAATGGAAGCATCTACGACTCCTGCTGATTTTCCTGCGGAGACTCCTGAGATTCCACAACAGCCTACTGAAGAGCCGGGCATGTTTTCCAAGTTGTATGACAGCACTATGGGAGATGAGGCGTGGCGCTTACGCAAGGCTATTGCGCTGAACTCTATGCGGCTAAATCCAGACCAAGGACTAGCATCCGCTTTGAGTAGCCGTCTAGATTCCGTTACAAAAATGGGCGTAATGAATAAAACAGCAAAAGCTGTTGCCGACAGATTAAGGTTGATGGGATACGAAAATGAGGCCGCTCTTGTTGAGGCAAACCCATCAATGGCTAAAGAAGTTTATGCCGCGATCAAGACAAAAGATAAGCCAATGTCAACCATTGGGAAGCTCACTGACGACTTAAACAATGGAAGAATCACTCGTGAGGAATATGACATAGGTGTTGAGGCTATAAAGAAATCAGGACTCACGCTCAATTTAGGCGAAAAAGCTCGTGGGCAAGCATTGGGCGCGGCAGGAAAAGATATATTCAAAGCTGATGTTGACGCGCATGCAGGCGCTGAAAAAGCACTGCAAACAATTGCAAAAGCAGATGAAATTACTTCTGTTCTAGCATCTGGCGCACCAACGACAGGCTTGACAGCGACATTCAGAAACGCGGTGGATAACGCACTGGCGTTTATTGGCGATAAAGACGCAATCAGGTCAGCTAGTGATACACAGTTACTGAAATCACTGTTAGGGCAAGACGTATTTGGAGCTATTAATTCATTAGGGATTGGAGCAAAAGGTCTTGATACTCCTGCAGAACGAGAGTTCTTGATCAGCGTTATGACTGGTGATATCACCATGACTAGTGACGCGATCAGAAAGATCACATCGATTCGCCGTAAGTATGCTGAACAAGCAATCAAGCAGTACAACTCAAAGGTTAAACGAGGCGATTACGATTTATTAAATAAAGAATTTGGAAATCGATTCAAGCTAATTGAGATACCAGAGGCTCCAGAAATTACATATGTGGGCGCTCCGCAGGTTGGGACAATTCAAGAACTTGATGGAATAAAATGGAAATACTTAGGCGGAGATCCAAAAGAACCAAGTAGTTGGGAGGAGCAATAATGGCAGAAAGAAAGCCGTGGGAGATGGACTACGGTACTGCATCAGCAGTTGATGTTGCAGGAGCCGCTTTTACCAATTTGCCTGAGTCAACTTATAAGTTAGGTAAGCAGACCTATGAGGCGATTACTAGCCCATTAGAAACGGCAGATGTAATCACTAAACTGGGAGCGGGCTTATTACAACAGGCTTTGCCAGACGAGCTTGTTGACATGATAGGACGAGATCAGGAGTCAATTGATTTAGCCAAAAAAGTCGGCGAAATGTATGTGCAGAAATACGGAAGCATTGAAGGTTTCAAAAATGCTTTTGCAAATGATCCTGCAGGCATCATCAGTGACGTAGGTTTAGTCCTAGGTATTGGTTCTGCGCCTTTCGCGGCAAAAACTGGCGCTGTCGGTAGAACAGCTAGAGCAGGGCAAGCGACATCTAAGTACACAGATCCTTTAGGAGCGACTCTTGGTCTTGCAACAGCCGGAGGTAAAGTCGCCTCTGAAGTTCTTGGAGCCACAACTGGTGTTGGCGGGACTCCAATACGAGAGGCTTTTGAAGCGGGAGCAGAAGGCGGCAAGCGAAGCGAATTGTTTGTAGAAAGCATGCGCGGGAAAAGAGACCCTGCCGCTGTGGTAGCTGATGCTATAGAGAACTTATCTCAACTAAAAAGACGCCGTAGTGAGCAGTATAGACAGTCGATGGCGCAGGGCGTGTTGAAAGACCCTACTACACTCAATTTTGCGGGAGTTGATGCGGCACTACAAAGTGGGTTTGATCGCTTCAGTTACGGTGGCAAGGTCACAAACCAACAAGGCGCTAGTGCGGTTGGTGATGTGAAGAAACTTGTTGATGAATGGAAGGCCGGAGACCCAAGCGTATTTCACACAGTAGAAGGTTTTGATGCTCTAAAGAAGGCTATATGGGAAATCCAAGACAGCCTACCAATGGAAGCTAAAAGCGCGAGAGGTGCAATTGGCGACATTTATAACACTGTAAAGTCAGATATCGTGAAACAAGCTCCTGACTACGGAAGAGTCATGAAGGGGTATGAAGAGGCAAGTCAGCTAATACGGGAAATCGAAAAAACTTTATCTCTAAACCCTACCGCAACGATCGACACTAAATTGCGTAAGCTACAGTCGATTATGCGGAATAACGTAAACACTAATTATGGTCAGCGGGTAAAGTTAGTCGATGAACTCGAAGGTCAGCCTAATTTATTAAAGCCTCAGTTAGCAGGTCAATCTTTAGAGCAGGCAACTCCTCGCGGCATACAAAGCGCAACACAGCCAATGGCAATTGCCTCAACAGGATTTTTCCAAGGAATCCCAGAGGCAATAGGGTTAGCAGGTGCAAGCTCTCCGAGATTGATAGGAGAAATGGCTTACAAGCTAGGTCAGGCTAGAGGATTAGGCTCAAAACTTCCTGATATTCCGCTAGTGTATTCTCCTGAATTTAGATTGGCTCTGGCTGAGACACAGCAGGCAAAAGAGCAAGCAAGCGGCAGAAAGCCTTGGGAGCGATAAAATGACTCAAACACCTCAACCGATGAAGCCTGATCAAATCGAGTCGATCGCTAGCGAAGCCGTTAGTGACGCACTGGACTTCATCGAGTCAGAGATTTCAGAAGACCGCATCAAGGCACAGCGTTATTTCGATGGCGAGATCGATTTAGGCCACGAGGAAGGCCGTAGCCGTGTTGTGGCTACAAAGGTGCGTGACACTATCCGCTCAGTCAAACCATCGCTGATGCGTATCTTCTTGTCGAATGAGAAGTATGTTGAGTACATTCCGCGCTCACCACAAGACGTAGGGCAGGCAGAAACTGCTACCCGGTACGTCCACTCTACATTTACTGAGAACAACGGCTACCGCATCCTTCAGAATGCATTCCACGATGCCTTGTTGAAGAAGACAGGCGTTGTGAAAGTTTACTGGGATCAGTACACAAAGGGTAAAACCTACGAGCTTACTGGGCTGACCGAGCAAGAGTACCTGATGGTCACTCAGGAAGACGATATCGAGATCATCGAGCAATCGATGGAAACCTCGGTCTCTATGGATGAAATGGGCATGGAGATCGAAACCCCGATCTATGACGTAAAGCTCATGCGTAGGAAAGAAGGCGGGAAGCTCTGTGTTGAGCCAGTGCCGCCTGAAGAGTTCTTTGTCGATCGTGGCGCTAAATCAGTTGAAGACTTTTATGTTATCGGTCACCGCACAGAGATGCGCGTAGGTGATCTAGTCGCAATGGGCTATGACTTTGAAGAAGTCTCTGAACTGACAGGTATCTCTGAGCATGACACTCTGGCCGAGGCGGAAGACTTTGAGCGCCGTGGATACGAGCAGTCAGATGAGGAAGATATCAAAGACCCATCGATGCGTAAGGTAGCCGTCACAGAAGCATATATGCGGATGGACGTAGACGGCACTGGCGTCCCAATGATGTACAAAATCACGTTGGGCGGCGGCCAGTATAAGTTGCTCGATTATGAGCCATGCGATGACGTACCGTTCGCAATTTTTGAGGTAGACCCGGAACCACATGCATTCTTTGGCCGGTCAATGGCTGACCTGATCCTTGACGATCAGGATGCGGCAACATCGATTCTGCGTGGAGTCCTCGACAATATCGCAATGACCAACAACCCGCGCCTGTCGATGGTAGAAGGTCAGGTCAACATCGATGATCTGCTCAACAACGAAATCGGCGGTATCGTCCGCGTTAAAGATCCAAGCGCCATACAGCAACTTGGAGTGCCATTCGCCGCAGGTCAGACGCTAGCGGCTCTGGAATACTACAATCAGGTTGTCGAGCAAAAGACTGGCGTTTCTCGTGCATCGAACGGGCTAGACCCAGACGCACTGCAGAATACCACTGCAACTGCTGTGGCGATGACAGCGCAGGCCCAGGCAGGGCAGATCGAGGTAATCGCTCGGAACCTTGCAGAAGGCGGCATGACGCAGTTATTCAAGCTCATGCTCAAATTGCTTGCTGAGAACTCTCCAGACGAGACGCTGATGAAGATAGCAGGTGACCAGTTCGCGCCGATCGATCCGCGCTCGTGGAATGTCGAGATGGGCGTATCAGTCAACGTAGGCTTAGGAACTGGCAAGGAAGATCAGCAGGCCGCTGTTCTACAGGCCACACTGCAAACACAGATGAACATATGGCAGACCTATGGCCCGATGAACGGCTTGGTGTCTATGGTCACAATTCGCAACACACTTGCAGATATCCTCGCACTAGGCGGTGTTCGTAACTCTGACAGGTACTACCTGCCAATGAACCCACAGCAGGAGCAGATGCTGATTCAACAGCAACAGCAGATGCAGGCGCAACAGCAAGCAGGTCAGCAAGATCAGCAGGCTCAGGCACTGGTGCAGGCAGAAACAATCCGGGCGCAGGCCAAGGCTCAGTCTGACATGGCGAAGATCCAGTTGGACGCACAGAAGGCTCTGGCATCAGATGACAGAGAGCGCGACAAGATGGATCAGGATCTATTGATCAAGGCGGCAGAGGTGATCGGAAAGTACGGCACAGCGGTAGACGTAGAGCGCATCAAGGCAATGCAAGCAGAGCCACGATTTGCGGATACATCACCACAGCAGGCTGTGACGCAGGCTAGATATTAATGTCAAACATTAAGGATAAGGCTACCAAGATCCGCATGCTGATGAAGGATGAAACCTTCAAAGAAGTGATGCAAGGCGTGAGAACGGCGCAGGTTGGTGTATTTTTATCCAGTAGTGCTACAATCGAGTCTGTTGAAGAAGCGCATCAAATTGTTGTTGCGCTTGATAAAATTGAGGCGTACATGCAAACCGTATTAGATGACGAGGCAGTGTACGACAAGAAACATTCATAACACTGGAGACACTGTACCGTGGAAACGACAGAATCTGGTAATACTGCACTGAGTTTAGACTCAGCGGCAGATTTGCTAATACAGGATCAGCAACCTGAGCAAGCTGAAGAGGTAGCAGAAGTTGAGGAGGAGCAACCCGTAGAGGACTCTTTCGATGAAGCGGATGACTCGGAGGATGCTGAGGTTGAGGAAGTCGATGCCGATGAAGTCGAGGAGATCGATGACGAGGCAGAAGACGAGGAGTACGAAGACACAGAGGAAGACGATGAGGAATCTGACCCTGCGCTAGAAAGCTATACCGTAAAGGTAGACGGCCAAGAAAAGCAGGTAACTCTAGAAGAACTCAAGCGTGGTTACTCAGGTCAGCAGTACGTCCAAAAGGGCATGCAGGAAGCGGCTGAGGCTCGGAAACAAGCTGAAGGCGTCTATGAAGCCCTGATGCAAGAAAGACAAAATCTTGCACAATTGGTACAGATGGCACAGGCAGGTGATCTTGCCCCGCCAAAAGAACCTAGCAAAGAGTTGTTTGACGCAGATCCGATTGGCTATATGGAAGCCAAGATGAACTACGATGAACAGATGAAGGCATACGGCGAGAAGCAACAGGCATTGCATCAGCAACTGCAAGCGCAGTCTGAGGCAGAGCAAAGAGCAAGATCGGTGTATGCACAACAGGAAGCTCAAAAGCTAGTAGAACTCGTCCCTGAGTTACGAGACGCCGGTAAGGCATCGCAGTTCAAGGATAAGGTAGTGAAAGCGGCGACAGAGGTCTACGGCTATACGCCAGACGAGATCGCTAACATCCAAAGTCACAGAGACTTTATGGTTCTCAGGGACGCGATGCTCTACCGCGAGATGATGGCAGGCAAGGAAAATGTTCAGAAGAAGGCCAAAAAGGCCAGACCGATGATCAAGCCCGGAGCCAAAAAAGTCAGTACCAATAATGACGTAGTCCGCAAAAAGCGGGCAACACTGAAGAAGACAGGTAGCATCAACGATGCCTTGTCACTGATTTTAGATAACTAAGCTAAGTTCTTGATTTAGGAGAAGAATCATGGCGCAACCATCGAACACGTTCGACTCATATGACGCGGTCGGCATACGGGAAGACCTAGAAGACATCATCTATGATGTGTCTCCAGAGGAAACTCCATTCTATTCAGCCTGCGCGAAAGTAAAGGCAACTAACACGTTCCACGAGTGGCAGACAGACGCATTGCGTTCATCTGCGGCAAACGCTCACGTTGAAGGTGATGACACAACTGCTGAAGCTCGCACAGCGACTTCACGTTTGGGCAACTACACTCAGATCTTCAAGAACGCAGTATCTGTTCCTGACACTGACGATGGCCTGAACAAAGCAGGACGCGCAAAGGAAATTGCCTATGCCACGCTCCGCATGGCTAAAGAGCAAAAGCTCGACATTGAAAAGGCATTGTTCGACAACAACGCTCGTGTAGCAGGTAGCTCTTCAGTTGCCCGTGAATTGGCGGGCGCTCCTGCGTGGATGATCACTAACACTGACTTTGTTACTGGCGGCGCGACTGACGGTGCAGATCCTACTGGTGACGGTACTGACGCTCGTACAGATGCTGTTGGCTCGTTAACAGCGTTCAGCCAAACTAAGTTTGACGGTGTTATGCAGTCAATCTGGGAGCAGGGTGGTAACCCAGACGTTGTTTACTTGTCAGCGTTCCAGATGAACAAAGCTCTGGGCTTCACTGGCATGAACAATCAGCGTTCAACTATCGGCGCTTCTGTTGGTGGTACTAACGCGGTAATCAACGCAGTAGATGTCTACGTTACTCCTTGGGGTACTGTAGAGTTCATTCCTACTCGTGAAAACCGTTCGCGTGACGTATTCATCATGCAGAACGACATGTGGGCTGTTGGCGTATTGCGTCCAACTAAGAACACACAGTTGGCTAAGACTGGCGACTCAACTCGCCGTCAGGTCATCACTGAACTCACTCTTGTTTGTAAGAACGAGAAGGCTTCAGGGATCATCGCTGACAACACAACTTCTTAATGAAGTGACCAAGGAAGGGGCTACGGCCCCTTTCTGCTTTGGGAGATAGACAATGGCTAAATATAAAGTCGTAGTTGGAACACTATTTTTGGCAGGTCAGAAGTACCGCCGTGGCGACATCGTTGAATGCGCTAACCCAGAATTGCATGGAACCCGACTGGAGCCAGTCGTGGAGCCAAAGGTAGAAGAGAAGCCAAAACCTGCTCGTAAGCCACGGGCTAAGAAGGCGGAATGAAACTAGGCGAGAAGATTCTGTATGACCACACAAACGACAAAGTGGTAATCCAGAAGACTCATGACGTTACCCCTGAGATGCATCGCGCACAGATGTTGCGTGAGGCAGGTGCAGGCCAGAATGGTGAGCATCGGCTCGTAGGAACAATTCCACTGAACCTTATTGCAGAGTGGTGCAAAGAGGCAGGCGTAAAGTGGAATGACACTCAAGCCCGGCAGGAAGTTGTAAAGCGCAAGATCCTGTCTGGAGACTTTGACAAGTTCAGGGTTTGGAAGGGAACGTATTGAGGTGGATAGGCGGACTGCGGCTTCTGCTCATAAGCGAATTGATGATCTGGAGAAACAACTCGTGAAACATGAGGCTGTATCTACAGAGCGTTGGACAGAAACAATATTACGAATCAAGAGGATTGAGGCGATCATGATCGGGACAGCGGGTGCTACCATCATGCTCCTGATCACCCTGTTAACCAAAACGGGATAGAGAGCCATGATATTTGAGGCCATAGCCGCTATTAAGATTGCCAACGAGGCGATCGGCGCGATCAAGGAATTTGCGGGCCACGTTTCTTCTGTAGGAGAGATGGGCAAAGATTTAACGAAATTGGCAGACGCCAAGGACGATATCGAGAAGGCGGCTAAGGACGGCGACATGGAAGCGTTCTGGGCTTTAGAAGATATCAAGCGGCACGAGGCTGAGGTAAAGCAACAGTTCATCTACGCGGGACGCGCAGGGCTGTGGGACGATTACTGTAAGTTCATAGCAAACCGCAAGCAACTGCGTGAGAACGAGCGGAAACGTGCAGAAGCTAAAAAACTGGCTCGTAAAAAAGCCATACAGAATGGATTCCTGTATGTGGCTATTGGCATTGCTGTCCTCGGTGCTGTGGGCGGGGCCGTGGCCTTACTACTGTGGATTATTAGCCTTAAAGGTACTTAGAGATGGCTATCGTATACCGTGGTGAAAAATTCAGCGGCTACAACAAGCCGAAGAGAACGCCGGGAGCATCCAAGAAGTTTGCGGTGCTAGCCAAAGAAGGCGAGACGATCCGACTCATCCGATTCGGTGATCCTAATATGACGATCAAGAAATCAAACCCAGAACGCAGAAAATCTTTCAGAGCGCGGCATCGCTGTGACAGCAGTCCGCCGTCAAAACTAACGGCCAGATACTGGTCATGCAAGAAGTGGTGAAAACTATGGCTAAGAAAGCATATGGCAAGAAGATGTCACAGAACAGCAAGGCGCAGAAGGGGTTCACGCCATGCAGTCGTTGCCCCAACCCTAGCTCCTGTAAGAAAGCAGGAATGTGTCTCGCACAGGCAATGTCATGAGCCTGTACGCGAACATCCACAAGAAACGGAAACGTATCAAGGCAGGCTCGAAAGAGACGATGCGGAAGCCGGGGACTAAAGGCGCTCCAACTGATGCGGCATTTGCTAAGGCAAAAAAGACTGCTAAGAAGCCAAAGAAAAGGACTAAGAAGTCATGACATTTGATCAAGTTGACCAGAATGGCGATGGTTTCATCGATCAGGCTGAATGGGAACGCATGAAGCTAGATGCAGAACGTGAGCGTCTAGCTGACGAGAACAATGACAGAGATGCTAAAAGAAAGATGTGTTATTTCTGCTTGGCGGGGATGTTGATGTATCCGGCGGCAGTGGTAATCACTGAGATGCTTAAACTCCCTACGGCAAGCCAATTATTATCATCAATGGCTAACATCTACTACCCTTCTGTTAGTTTGGTGGTAGGTAGTTACTTTGGCTTCAGCGCAATGTCTGGCAAGGATAAGGCAAAGTAATGAAAACCTGTCTGTACTCCTACACTAAGGGAATGTACGAGACAGAGTGCGGATTAAAAGCATTGTTGCGCCCACATCATCGGTGCGATAAATGCGGTAGGAAAGCAGAAGAGGTGCGCTATGCCACTGACAGCGAAAGGCAAGAAGATCATGAAAGAGATGATCGATCAGTACGGTAGGGACAAGGGTGAGTCCATGTTCTACGCGATGGAACGCTCAGGCAAACTGAAGGGCGTGGCAGGCAAAAGGAAGAAACGCAATGCTTAACATGTTACTCGGCCCGGCTCTTGAGCTAGGCAAGGACTTTCTGAAAGGGAAGGCGGAAGAAAAGAAAGCAATCCAACAGCGGAAGATCAACCAGATCAACAGTGACGCTGACTGGGAAGCTAAGATGGCTGACGCCACTAAATCATCATGGAAAGATGAGTGGTTTTCCTTGATTCTAAGTGCGCCTTTGATTGCCGTGGCATATAGCGTGGCAATGGATGACACCGCTATCATTACAAGGATGGATGAGGCTTTCACTGCGCTCAACTCACTGCCTGAATGGTATCAGTACCTGCTTTTTATAGCGGTCAGCGCGTCATTTGGTGTTAAGGGTGCGGACAAGATTATGAGCATGCGGGGTAAAAAATGATCGAGAATTATCAGCAATGTCTAGAAATGCTGTTGCATCATGAAGGCGGCTTTGTAAACCATCCTGCCGATCCCGGCGGAATGACTAACCTTGGAGTGACCAAGAAGGTCTACGAAGATTATCTGGGCCGAGAGGTCACAGAGGATGAGATGCGAGCTTTGACGCCAGAGGATGTCGCGCCACTGTACAAGCGTAATTATTGGGACAGGGTGAAAGGTGATGATTTGCCGTCTGGTCTTGATTGGGCTGTTTTTGATTGGGCTGTTAATAGTGGGACTGGCCGGAGTGCAAAAGCTCTCCAAACGTGTATCGGAACTACAGCAGATGGAGCGATCGGCCCTAACACACTGAAGAAACTTGCTGAGTTTGATCCTAAAGAGATCGTTATGCAGATGTTTGAGGCGCGTCAGGCGTTCTACGAGAGCCTGTCTACCTTTGACACGTTCGGCAAGGGATGGACACGCAGGAACAGCGAGACACTCGATCAAGCAATCGCAATGTTAGAAAACAAATAATGTTGCACAGATAAACATAATATGTTGTAATTCTCCTGTTGTTTACCAATGGGAGAATGCAATGAAAAATCAAACAACACTAATGGCCCGTGTCTGGGCTGACCTATCTGCGATCAACGTCAACGATCACATCCAAAAGAAAGGCAACTTGTCCTATCTGTCTTGGGCTTGGGCTTGGTCAACTCTTATGACTAAATACCCTGAGTCGTACTACGTCTTCCAAGACACCCGTACTGAAAACGGTACGGTAATGGTTGAGTGCGTCCTGACTATTCATGAAGGCGAAGAGGTTGCCACGCGCACAATGTGGTTGCCGGTCATGGATCACAAGAACAAGGCGATCGTTGACCCTGACACTCGTGCGATATCTGACACACGCATGCGCTGTCTTGTGAAGTGCCTCGCTATGTTTGGTCTAGGTTTCTACATCTATGCAGGTGAAGACATCCCGCAGGCTGAGAAAGAAGCCCTAGATCAGCCGATCGACAAGGCTCAGGCTCAACGCCTCAATGAGATGTTGGACTACTCAGGAACCGACATACAGAAGTTCCTAGCGCACTATCGGATCAGTTCTGTGTCCGAGCTACCACAATCGCATCATGAGCAGGCGTATAACGCGCTGTCGCAGAAGATCTCGCAAATGGAAGCCCAGACTGCGCAAGCTGATAACGAGTTGTCAGATGTCGATCTGTAAGGGGCAAGCACGATGAGAATGATCAATCACGAGCAAGGGACACAGGAGTGGCTGAACAGCCGCCTAGGCTGTCCTAGTGGGTCAGGATTCGACAAGTTGATTCAGGCCAGTGGCAAGCCTTCTACGCAGGCTGAAGGGTACATTAATCAGTTAATCGCTGAATTGATGACCGGGCAGACCACAGAAGTCAAAGTCACTGAGTGGATGCAACGGGGAACTGAACTGGAGCCGATGGCGCGTAACTTTTACGAGCTAGCGTCAGGCAATGACGTTGAAGAGGTTGGGTTTTGCAAGCATGACGTTTTGGAGTGCGGTGTAAGCCCTGATGGACTGATTGGTGAGGATGGCGGGCTAGAGATTAAATGCCCGACTCCTGCAACACATATTGCTTATTTACGGGCAGGTGTGTTACCAACTAAATACAAACAGCAGGTGATGGGCTGTATGTGGATCACTGGCAGGCAGTGGTGGGACTTTGTGTCTTACCACGAGACGATGCCTGCGCTGATCGTCAGAGTCGAACGTGACGATGACTACATCACGCTACTGGCTGATGAGGTATCAAAGGCCGTAGACACAATTCAATTAGAAGTTAATCGATTAAGGAAAATGCAATGACACAATATGACAACACAAACCGGGGCGCTATCTGGCGCAATGAGAAGAAACGTCCTGACAAGCGTGACCCAGACTTTACCGGGGTCATGAACATCGAAGGTGTGGAGTATCACATGTCAGGTTGGTTGCCTGATCCAGAGCGCAAGGGGCCAAAAACGCCTGCAATGACGTACTCGTACAGGCGCGTTGAAGAGCAGAATTTTCAGCCGATCGAGAGAACGATTGAGACCAATCCTGCGGCTGATGTTAACGATCAGATTCCTTGGTAACAAAAAAAGCCCCGTAGCTTAACGGGGCAAAGGAGTCATCCCAATGAGAGAAACATCTTGCGATGCAGTTACATATTACCACGGGAGCGATAAATGACACGAGTAAACGCAGGGCTGTGTGTTAAGAACGCCCAGAAAGAACTCAACATACCGAACGAGCGGATGGCTAGGGACTTCAGTGTTCACCATCAGCAGGTGTCGAGATGGCGGGTCAATTCAGATATGCACCTGAGCAAATTGCAGATGTTTGCCAAATATTTTGAAATGGATTTGTATGAGTTTTTGAAATTAGGAGAAGAATCCAATGGGTAACAAGAGATGGTCAAACAGTGAGCTATTGATGCTCGGTGACTTGTACCGGGACGGTCTGAGCTACAACGACATTGCGTGTAAGTTGAAGCGCAGTAAACGTGGAGTGGCGCATGCGCTTCACGCATACCGGCATGTGATCAACGTGGAGTACCGCAGGAAGCGCGGAGAGTACCACTCAGAGACGCCAACGCAGGAAGAGCTACGCGCACCAGTGAAGGACTTCACGCCTGCTAGCAAGCCTTGGTGGAAGTTCTGGGGATGAGTGACTCGCTCAAACAGACGGTAACGTCAGAGCAGGCCGCACTGCAGTCGTATCGTGACATCAAGAATATGATGAAAGATCACGGCTACTGTGTGGTCACCATCCGGGCAGGTGGCCGATCACTGGAGCAGAACGCGCTCTACCATGTATGGACGCAGGAGATCGCTGACAAGGTCAACAAGCACAACGGCACTGACTTCAGCAAGGGTGAGATTCACACTAAACTGAAGGCGATGTTCTTGGGCTACACA